AAGGTTTCCTTCTTTATCTACATTTTGAGTGAGTTTGTTACCAGTTTCTTTAGCTATTTTAACATTTTCCGCGATAGCTTGTTTTCTAGATTCTAAAACGCGTTTTTCAAAAGCTTGTTTGGCTCTAGATTCGTTTTTATTTTTTTCACTCATAAGTTCGTTAAGTTGTTCTTCTAAGTATTCAACCCTACCAGTTTTGTAAGCTTCGGGTTCCCACGGCATCCATAATCCAACCGGGCCAACATATACATTATGGTTTGGATCAATTTCTCTTAACATTTTACATCTTAATTCGGCTTCTTCTTGAGTGCTATAACATCCTCTAACTTTAAGACCTCTAACGCTAGTTGTAAAATCATGTGTTTTAGAGAATTCATCTTGTAATCTATCTTCATTATTATCAAGAAAAGTTTTATAGTCATCTCGTAATTTACCTTCCTGAAATTCTTCTTTTTGACTTTTAAGAAATTCTTGGAAATCATTCATTATAGTTTCAAACTCAATTGAATATTTATAAGAAATAAAATTCATGAATTGAGTAAATCTTTCAACAGATTTAGACAAATCGTAATGTTTTAGGAATTGTTCAAAAAAAAATATATTTTTTTGCTTTAATATTGTTTCTGGTGAAACAAAACTAACACAAACGAATTTTTGCCCGGAAATGGGCTTGTCTTCTTCTAATAGATCAACATATGTGGGATCATCCTTTTTAGGAAACGCAGACATTATATTATTTATATAAATACTGTATTTAAGTTTTTTTCATCACTAATATTTTTTTCTATTCATTATTTATAAACATGCTTGAAAGTTTAGGTAATGTATTAGATTTAGGTGAATTGGTTCGCCGTGCTGTAAAATATTTGGTAGAAGGTATTATGGTAGCAATTGCAGCTTATGCTATCCCAAAAAAATCATTAAATTTGGATGAAGTTCTATTGATTGCTTTAACTGCTGCCGCTACTTTCTCCATATTAGATACATATGTTCCATCTATGGCTGTTAGTGCGAGATCTGGTGCTGGGTTCGGTATCGGTGCTAATTTAGTTGGTTTCCCTCGTATGTAAATAAGTAATAAATTAACAAAATTATAATATTATTTTTAATATTATAATTAATGATACCAAATGGTTTCATCTGTATCGGTATTAACATTTAATCTTTTAATCTCTTCTTCTTCTTCCTTTAATAAACATATGCACATTATCCTAGAGAAAATTATAGACATAAAAAAAGAAGAACAAATGAATGCAAATCGGATGACATTTGCGTTCAACATGTTATCTGGAACAGTAACAATTACCAAAATTATTAATCCAATAAAAATTAATAAACACGAAAAATAGGAGATTATATATTTACAAGAGCATTTAAAATAAGAGGTTGTTACAAATGATATATTTGTTGGCATTAAATATATAATTAATATATCTTTAATTAAGTTTCATAAATAATTTTTTTAAAATTCGTTATATTATATGTCTGATAAAGTTAAAAAACTCATAGAATTATATAAAAAAAGAGGCGATACAGAATATTATGGAGAAAAAATGACAAAAACAAAACATATGCTACAATGTGCTACATTAGCTTTAAAAAATGAGGAAAATGAAGAAATTATATTGGCTTGTTTATTGCATGATATTGGACATTTTTTAGCAGACGATGACATGGATGGATATGGCGTAAAAGATCATGGCAAATTAGCTTCTGAATATTTAAAAAATATAGGCGTTAGTAAGAATATATATAAATTAATTGAAAAGCATACAGATGTAAAAAGGTATTTAGTAACAAAAAATATAAATAATTACTACAATAAATTATCAGAAGCATCAAAAAAAACATTTGAAATTCAAGGAGGAAGAATGTCAAAAGAAGAGTTAAAATTAATGGATAAAAATATTAAATTGGCAGATATGATAAAAGTTAGAATATATGATGATAAAAGCAAAATAAGAAATAGAGATCCATATCAAATGGAAAAATTTATTCCATTTTTAGAAAAACATATTAAATAATTTTTTTTATTACTTATATGAATAATAAAAAAAACCGTAAAAATAAGAAAGAAAGAAAGAAACAAGAATATAGAACAAAAGAAGAGCGACAATCAGAAGTAAAAGAAATATTGAAACAATTGAATGAATTTAAATTAAAACCTTCTTATGAACCAGTAAAAAAGTTATATATGAAATTTAAAGAATATATAAGTGAGGGGGAAAGAATAATTATTAATATTCCTTTTCCTGAAATTAATAGACGCATTAAAGGTGTATTAGCAATTAATAAGACCGAAGATGTTACAGTTGCATTAATGAATGAAAAATTTTAATATTTAAATAGTTGGTATAAACTCCCATCGCAATTCTTGACAAATTTTTTTCCAAATTTCATCCTGTTCTATTCTTTTTACAGGGTCTTTCAGCATTGGAAAAAATGGTAAAAATTGTGTTTCGCCCAATAGTTCGCACATTTTATATAAAACATAATAATAGTTCAAAAAATTAACACGGTCATCTGGACAATGATTAGAATATGGTTTTTGTATTTCCATAAATAAATTACACAATGTATCTTCTAATTCTGGAGACATAACTGGTGGTTTAATACCTAATTTATCTTTAATGAATGGTATATGTTCATAATATTTATTATAACCTAGTTTTTTAAGTATATCTTTAGCTTTTTTATTTGACATGTGTTTCAGCGTTATTCTTTCTTTTTTAATTTGGTGTTTAATATTATCAAGAACTTCTTGAGGAATTTGTGTTGTTTCTTTTGCTTGAAATTGAGCAAGAATTTCCCGAAAATGATTAATTCTTTTATAAGCATAAAAACAAACTTCTTTTGGGGGTTCTTTATAGCTAGGTTTTTCGTGTTCAATGAGGAATTGAAATTGTCTTCCACATTTATTACAAATCATTAATCCTTCATGTTCTACTGATATTAATTCACCGGAACAATTATTACATTTTTCATAATTAACAATATAATTATTAATATCTAAAAATTTTTCATTAATATTTATCAAGTATTTATTAATATTTGTTGTTTCGTCACTTTTGACATCAAGTGTTACATCTTTTTTTTTGTCAAAAAATGAATGTAAAACGGTGGTTTTATTAGATTTTCCTGTACTAACATTTTTCTTTTTTTCAAAATATTCAAATATATATTTGGAATTTTCTAATAAATATATTTTCTTGCCTTTTCTCTTTTTTTTAATTTCAATTTTCAAATCTTTTAATTTATCTTTAATTTCAAGAATTTCATCCAAATTTTTGCTATTTTTCATAATATGTTTTAATTTTTTTTGTGTTTTTAGTAAATGTGGTAAAATAGTATTACTAATATCAAAAAATTCATTCATCTTTTCATTATGCTTTGTATCAACAGTAACAACGGCTTTTGAATTTATTTTTATTTTTTTATTAGCTTTCGGTTTGAAATTTGGCATATAATTTATATTAATTATTAATTTTTAAACTAAAATATTGTAATAAAGTTTAAATTATTCGTAATAATTCATATTAGAACATCTATTTAAAATATATGGATATTATTTCAAATACGAATGATGTAAAAAATTTCAATTATTTAACTATTCAAAAAATGGCTTTAATATATAATGCTTTAGAGGATGGTTGGACGGTAAAAAAGAAAGAAAATAAATATATTTTTATAAAAAACCATAGAGGTAAAAAGGAGGTATATTTGGACGATTACCTGAAAAAATTTATGACTGAAAATCTGGATATCAATAAAATAAATTAATGAATTAATCAATAATTAATTCATTTATCAAATTTTTTTTTTCTTTAGCAATAGTATAACTATGGGTGGTGGTTTAATGCAACTAGTAGCTTACGGCGCACAAGACGTCTATTTAACGGGGAATCCCCAGATTACTTTCTGGAAGGTGACCTACAGAAGACACACTAACTTCGCAATGGAATCTATTGAACAAACTTTTAACGGACAGGCTGACTTCGGTCGTCGTGTTCAATGCACTATCTCCAGAAATGGTGATCTTGCATACAGAACCTATTTACAAGTAACTCTTCCTGAAATCAACAAAAACGACGGAGCTGTCAATGATGTATGTTATGCTCGTTGGTTGGATTGTCCAGGTGAGCAAATGATCTCTATGGTTGAAGTAGAAATTGGAGGTCAAAGAATTGACCGTCAATACGGTGACTGGATGCACATCTGGAACCAATTGACCTTGACTTCTGAACAAGAAAAAGGTTACAACGCAATGATTGGTAACACTACTCAATTGACTTATTTGACTGACCCTGCTTTTGCTGATGTAGCAACTGCTTGTGGGGCTGCTGGCGTTCCTGAAGCTGTATGTGCTCCTAGAAACGCTCTTCCAGAAACTACTCTTTATGTTCCTCTTTGTTTCTGGTTCTGCCGTAATCCAGGTCTTGCTCTTCCATTGATTGCTCTTCAATACCACGAAGTAAAAATCAACATTGAATTGCGTCCTATGGATGAATGTTTGTTCGCTGTTGATAAAATCGCAGCAAGCACTGGCGAAACGGTTAAAGCAACCGCCGCTTACTCCAAATCATTGGTTGCTGCTTCATTGTATGTTGATTACATCTTCCTTGATACCGATGAACGAAGACGCATGGCACAAAACCCACATGAATATTTGATTGAACAACTTCAATTCACTGGTGATGAATCTATCGGTTCCTCTTCCAACAAAGTTAAATTGAACTTCAATCATCCATGTAAAGAACTTATCTGGGTTGTTCAGCCCGATTCTAATGTTAGTTACTGTGACTCCTTCGTCACCGGTAACACTCTTAACGCGGCATTGGGTGCTCAGCCATTTAACTACACTGACGCTGTTGATGCTCTTCCAAACAGTATCCGCGCTTTCAGTTCCCGTGCTAACTTGTTGAACGGTGATGGTGGTAACCTAGGTAACACCGGTGTTATTAGCGATGGCTTATTCAAAGATGCCGGTGTTAACTCCACTGGAGCTGTTGATAATCCCGGTTTAGAACCGAATGAAGCCGCTGCCTTCCCAACCAGTGTTGGTGGTAACAATGGTGTCTCCGATGCTGGCGCATTCGTATTGGCCGAAACTGCTCTTACCATGCACTGTTGGGGTGAAAATCCAGTTGTAACTGCTAAATTACAACTTAACGGTCAAGACCGTTTCAGTGAGCGTGAAGGAACCTACTTTGACTTAGTTCAACCATTCCAACATCACACTCGCACTCCAGACACTGGTATCAATGTTTACTCCTTCAGTCTTCGCCCTGAAGAACACCAGCCATCTGGAACCTGTAATTTCTCCAGAATTGATAACGCTACCTTACAATTGGTTGTTTCTGCTGCCGCCATCGGCTCCAGTGCCACCGCCAAGGTTCGCGTTTATGCCACTAACTACAATGTCCTTCGGGTTATGTCGGGTATGGGAGGGCTTGCTTATAGTAATTAAGCTTCTTAGAGTATTCTTTAAGTTAATCCTAATACTAACAATCAATAATAAAATTGATTTAAATAAAACATTTTATAATTTATTATAATATGTTTTCCGAACATGAAGTTGTTTTAAGTCAAGACGTTGGTCTTTATATTCGTTATGGTAGATACGCTGGTTCATACAAAAATTTTTGTTATTTAATTCAAAATAAAGAAACAAATGAAAAATATTACAAAATGACTTGTAATGAAGATAATACTATTTATACTACATTATCTATTGACGATGTTAAATTAATTATGAATTACAAACCATATAGACCAAATTGGTCGTTGCATAGTAATGGATATGTATATGGACAACTCCCAAATAAAAAAAAAATAACATTACACTCTTTTATAATTAAAAATAAAGACCCTAATGATGAAAAAATTAATGATAAAAAATATTCTATTGACCATATTAATCGTGATAAATTAGATAATAGAAGGGAAAATTTAAGATGGGCCACACAAAGCGTTCAAAATTCTAATACCGATAAAAGAAATAGAAAAAAGACGGCAAAATCTCTACCAGCAGGAATAACTCAAGATATGATGCCCAAATATGTGTATTATTGTAAAGAATGCTATAATAAAGAAAAACAATTATACAGAGAATTCTTTAGAATTGAAAAACATCCAAAATTAAATAAAAAATGTATTTCAAGTTCAAAATCTTCAAAGATAACTATTATACAAAAATTAGCAGAAATTACAACAAAAGTATACAATTTAACTAATGATATTGTTGAAGAAGATCCAAATAAATTACCGCCATATTATACAATACAAAATTTTAGAAACGCCCCTCATTTAACATACGATCATAAACACGACGATAAAAGAGTTAATCTTAAAATGAAAATGAAAACCGATAAAACCCAAGAAGAAGAATTAAAAAGATTTAATGATAAGTTATTTAAGAAATATCCCGACCTTAAGAAGTAGAAGTATAAATGGTATTCTCTGATAATTTCTTTTCAAGTTCTTTAATTTTTTCCTTCAATTCTCTATTCTCTTGTTAATTAATTTATTTCATATAACAAACAGGCGGGAAGTACATCTTCAACGTAGCCGAAGGACTAGGTGCAATGTCCCAGACCATTTTCAGAAAATATTCCAATTAAATAATTTTACTTTCCTTTTGGATAAGTATATCTTTAATTAAATAATTTATTTATATAAATTATTTAAAAACACGACAAGTTATATATTATATGTCTTTTTCAAGAATTATTAGAAATTATAAACAATTAGGAAAACTAGGAACAGAAATTATGGAACATAAAACTATGATAGGAACTATCCCAAAAGGTGAATTTATTGATAATGAATTCAAAAAACAACACGAAAAAATTGAATTATTTCTTGAAATACAAAAAGAAACTAACATAATATCTAAAGATGTTAATTACTTAATAAATGAATATTGGACTGGTTGGGATTAATATATTTCAAAACAATTTAAAAAAAAACCAACTATCAATGTATATGCAAATTTTTGTAAAGACTTTGACAGGAAAAACGATCACCCTTGACGTAGAGCCCAGCGATACCATAGAAAATATTAAACAAAAAATCCAGGATAAAGAAGGAATTCCTCCCGACCAACAAAGACTCATCTTCGCTGGTAAGCAATTGGAAGATGGTAGAACTCTAAACGATTACAATATTCAAAAAGAAGCCACTCTTCATTTGGTACTTCGCCTCCGTGGTGGTTCTAGTTTAATCTAAACTACTATTACTTCTACTACTGCTACATCTCTAGCTACATAATTTACACTATTAAAATGAGTTGTTTCCACTGCTTCTGGTATTGGAACTATTATTGCTTTTTTATAAAATATTCTATTATATATTTTAACCACTAATGGTTTAATATAATCATTATAAAAATCTAATAAAGTAACAAACAATGCTATTCCCGAAACTAACAATGTTAAACAAATTAATACAAATAAAAACCAGTCACCTCCATCACACAGTGGAAACTTAATAAGAGTTGAGCACATTATTAATTAAATATAAATTCTATTTAATTAATTTCTCTTAAGATTATATATGCCAATTATTAAACCAAAATGTCCAGATAATTATGAATTAATTAAGGACAAGTGCAGATGTAAAAAAACTATAAAAAAGAAAAAACCAAAAAAAACTATAAAAAAAAAGAAAAAGACAATTAAACAATTAAAAGAAGAATGTAAAAAAAGAAAGAAAATATATGACACAACCACAAAAAAATGTCGTGATAGAAAAAAAAGAACTCAAAAGAAAAAAACACCAAAAAAGAGAAAAACACAAAAAAACCCAAAAAAAGGAAAAATATTTGATAAACCTCCAGTATTTAACATGAAAGATTTTGATGTAAAAAGTAAAAATAATTTAATTAACACTTTAAAAACTATAACAAAAGAAAGATCCTATTCTCCTACAATAAATAAAGAATTCACCAGAAAAGATATAACACGACATAAAGATTTATTTGGTGATTGTAAAGATGATGAAATAAAAATAAAAAATAAATGTTTTAATTGGAAAGATACAAAAGTAGAAAAATATTTATTAGATAATTTAAAAAGTAAAAGAAAAATAAAAGGCGGAAATATTATTGGTCCTAGACAAAATCGTGCTAATTGTTGGTTTAATACATTTTTTATGTGTTATTTTATAAGCGATAAAGGTAGAAAATTCTCTAAAAGTTTTAGACACGCAATGATTACAGGAATGATATATAAAAAAAATGGAAAAAAAGAAAAATTACCAGATAAAATGAGATTACCATATTGGAAATTAAATAAATTTATAACTGCGTCATTAGTTGGTCATAAAGACCCTAGTTTATTTATGAATGGAGATAAGGCAAATACAAATATTTTAATAAAAGATATTTATAAATTAATGGTATCATATGACCCAAATACATCAATGTCCGCACCCGGTAAAAGCGGTAGTCCTAGAAGAATGTTTTTGTATATGACAATAATGTTCAAAGTTAGATTAGAAGGAGAAGGAACATTTAAAGTTAAAAATGTTCAAATAGGACCTAGTGACGTTAGATGGGGTCTCAAATGTATTGATTCTGTACAAAAAAATGGTTATAAATTTGGTGAAAATGAAGATATATATAATTCCAGTAAAGAAATGTCCAATGAAATTATTAAAAATAAACCACATATATTATGTATAAATCTAAATGAAGCAGAAAAAAACAACTCGTCTGAGGGTATAGGAAAAAGATTAGTTTATAAATTTGGTAAATTAGAATATACATTAGATAGTGTGGGAATTCGCGATTATAATCGCAAAGCACATATTTGCGGATTATTAACAATAAATGGTGAAGATTATGTTTATGATGGAAATAATCACACGCGATTAAAAAAACAAAAATGGCGACATTTATTAAATAAAGATGAAGATTTTAAAATCCCGAAAAAAACCACTAGTAAATTAAAATATAATTTTAAAAAATCTGTAATAACAATGGTTTATTATAGAACAAAATGATTTAAATAATAGTTATAATTATTATTTATATGATTCCTAGTATATCATATAAATTTTATTGTTCTCATAAATATCTAGAATGGAAAAAATGCGTAATTAAAGAAAAAAAAGCTGGAAATGACATAAAAAAATGCAATAATATTTATACCGCATATTTATTGTTAAATGAAAATACTATTCATAGAGATGACATAAAAAAAAACTCATCTGACCCTCCTCAAATTCACGAACTTCCAAAAAAAAAACTATGATGCCGGCATTAATTTCATATTGTAAATTACAGTTTCTTCTCCCTTATCAAAATAAAATTTACGCAATATTTCTCCCAAATTTCTTCCCCAAAAAAATGAAGATATATTTTTCCCTTTTTCGGTATCATGCCAAGTAACATGATAATGTTGTTCTGGGTATTCACTTTGTGGAACTTTTGATGACATCACATTTTTTAAATTTACAACATATTCATGCATTTCTTTCCACGCGTTTATATCTCTAAACACCTGACATGTAACTGTATGTAATAAAAATGCCGATTTATGTTTTGGGTTCCACGTTGCCAAATTAAACATCCAATAATCTTCCATTCTATCCCAACTAAAATGAACACTACTTTTATTATCTTCTTTAACTAATTTTCTAATCATATTCTCATATTCATACAATGTTTTTGTCATTTTATAAATATAATAAATAATCTTAAATACATTTGCTTTATAATTAATATTATAATTACTAATGTGTTGTCCTCCAAAAACCCCTTGCGAGTGTTGTTTCACTGTTATGGCCTCTAGTATGTTAGTCGGTGTGACAGTATTAATGGTCGGTGCATTATTATATGCCGGGGCTTATTTTCTACTTTTTATAGGTATGTTTATATGCTATTTCTTTCAAAAATGTGATACGTGTTATCATATATATGTAAAAGATGGATGTAACCATCTGGTTCATGATTGTATTGGGTGTTGTAAAATTATGTGTTGTCCTAGAAATAATAGAATTGCTGATGGAAGTTATTATGATAGTGATATTGAAAATCAAATTGAACTCACATTGAGAGAAACAAAAATACAAGATATAATTATTATACAAAATCCTGGACCTATGCCATTATCAATGGGAAGAGCATGTAATAAAAATTGATATTAAAATAAATATGTATTATTATATAAAATGTCCGCTATCGTTGAAGAAACAAAAAAAATAAATTTAAAACCTATATTTAAATGGAGTGGTGGAAAAAAAGATGAAATACCAAAATTTTCAAAATATATACCAAAATTTACAGGAACATATCTTGAACCTTTTATTGGGGGAGGTGCGGTATTCTTTCATTTAAACCCTAAAAAATCTACCATTAGCGACATGCATAAAGAATTAATTGATTTGTATCAATCTATTAAAAATGGAAATAGTAATAAAATATATGAATTTATGAAATCACACCCAAATGAAGAAAAAGAATATTATAAAGTTAGAAGTATAGAACCTAAAAATATATTAGAAAATGGTTCTAGATTTTACTATTTAAGAAAAACTTGTTTCAGAGGTATGTTAAGATATAATAAAAAAGGAAAATTCAACATACCATTTGGTAGATATAAAACATATAATTATGAAAATTTAAAAAATAAAGAATATGAAAAATTATTAAAAAATACAGAAATTCATAATAAAAGTTTTGAATATATATTTGAAAATTATGATGACGAAAATAATTTTATGTTTTTAGACCCCCCGTATGATAGTGAATTTACTGATTATGGCTATTGTCAATTCGGAAAAGACGAACAAAAAAAACTAGCAAAATGTTTCAAAGAAACAAAAATTAAATGTTTAATGATTATTGGGAAAACTCCATTCATTGAAGAATTATATCAAGATTATATTGTTGATGAATATGATAAAAAATATAGATTTAAATTACATTCTGGTAGAGTTGGCAATGAAATTAATACAAAACACCTAATTATCAAAAATTATTAATTAAAAAAGATACATTGTATCCGTTTTAATTATTTATAAGAAATTAGAGAATGAGGTTACAAAATTTTTTAATTTTTCTCTATTTTCATGAGCCCTCCCTTGGACTTTTTTATTAATACGATTTCTACTTTCAACTCCATTTAATCCACATTTTTCTGCTAGGTCGCTATACAATATAGTTTTAACTAGACCCATAGTTGTCTTTAGTTTCATATCTGATAATTCTTTAGCATCATAACAGCAAATATTCGCCGAAACATTAGAGTATCCTAGTTTTTCACATAAAATTTTTGTTGCTTCCAAACTTTGAACTTCCCCCTTACTTTTTTTTGTATCAAAATCGCAACCATTTTTCAATTCAACTAAAGATACGCCGTCTTTTATTACTACCAAATCAACTTCCACACAGGTCTTATTTTTGCATTTCAATCCAAATTGTTCATACTTTTCTTTTGAAAAACGACAAGAAGCAATAGCACACGGCGTTTTTATTTCAGGGTCATCAATATTTAATCCTTTATAAAAATTAATACCGTGTTCTTTAATATCTTCCGCAATATCGCTTTCCAGCATGTTTCCTGCCTTAATTTTAGCTGAATGATTTTCAGTAAGGAAATTACCAATTAATTCTGCTTCTTCATGGTTATTCCCAGTAAAATATTGTGAATAATAAGCTGACCTCTTCTTCTTTTTCTCCTTCTTTTGATGTTGTTCTGGAGATAGTATACGTTCTATAAGAAGTGCTTTATTTCCTGAAGAAGGTACCTTTAATTCCTTGCATTTTTTTTTAAGGTTTGCAAGAGATAACCCTAGTAATTGTTGTTGTTTTGTTATACTTGACATTATAGTTGTTTGTTTTTACGTTTTTAAATAATACTCAATTTAATATCAATTTATTTTTTTTTGGATCCTAAAATATATAATGCTTGTTTTATTAACAGGAATTATTATTGTTGGAATGATAGTAATATTTATTGGGGCACCTATTATTTCTATATGTTTGAGACGAATGAATTATGATCAATTAATATAAATTGATTTAACAATATATTATTAAACCAATACAATGAGGCTTAAAAACTTATTTCCACAAGATATTTGGGAATTAATATTTTCATTTGATCCAACATATCATAAACTATTCCAAAAAAATCTAATAGAATTTGATTTAAAAACAGCTTTATGGCGTGTTAAAAGGTTGAATAATGTATCTGATTATGGTAATATTGTTGAACAACAAAAATATAATCGTACTGATTTTCAATCAACCCATCTTAGTCTTCAATATATTATAGAGTATTGGAATTACACTTATCCTGATTATTATGGACAATTAGATGATGATAACATTAATTGTGAAGGTGAATTTATAACAGATAATTGTGAAGGTACTAAAGATTTGATGAGAAATCTAAAAGTTTTAAAAAAATATAACATTAAATTCAATGGCTGGAAAAATAATACAAAAAAAGAATGGATTTTATATAAACCTGGAAAAAATCAAGTAAGAAAAATATAGAACGGTCGCATTATTGGTCAAGATATATGAAAATATCTAAGATTAAGAACACGTCTTAAAAGGTCTAAAAAATATTGCTGCTAGTAATGCAATTCCACAACCTGTATAAAAAATATTTTTTTTGTATGTAATTATTAATATCCAAATAAAGCATTCATATTTATTACTTCCATTTTATCTTTTTCAGGTAATAATATTCTATCAATTAAATCATCATTTCTTAATCTAATTGTATAATCCATTTGAGTTGATTGTCTTCCTATTCTTCCAAATGCCTGTATCATTTTCTCTTGTGTCATATTTAACAAATCTTTACTCAAATAGCCATGACAAAATTGATAATTTGTTCCATAAATGTAATCTGATGATGCTATAATCAAATATAATTTCTGTTTTTCAGCTAATTTTTTCATTATTTCACTGTATTTTTTTATATCTTTTAATTCTTTTTTATCTAGACTTTTTGAATCGTATTCTTGAAATACACCTACCCCCATCATCAATAATATTTTCCATTCTTTTGGCATATTTAAAAGTATTATGTCTTCCATGGTGTCTTCGTCTACATCACTTGTAAAATAATTATTTCCATCATTTTTATGCCACTTATTTAAATGCTCTTTACTGTTAGGAATATATCTTTTATTCAATGTTATTAATTTCATTTTGGATTTCAATGACCGCACAATTTGATTAAATTTATCCTGTTCTTGCAATTCTCTACAATCATCTCCGTCTACTTTACTTAATTGTTTATCATTCATTTTTGAAAGTCTTTCCTTTTCATTGAACATCACTTTCTCCAACTCTTTTTTATACTCCTCATTGTAACTGATTAATCCCAATATATTTTCTAATTCATTATTTGGTATATTACTTACCTTTAAATAAAACAATGCTATTTTTTTTACATCATTCGTTAAAAATATAGTTGGTCCATCTGTTAATGTATACGCATCATCTGTTGTAATTTTTATAACAGATTTATATAGTTTTTTGTCGTTTGAATTCTTTTTTTTATATTTATTAAAATTTTTACTATTTATTTTTGATAACAATTTTAAATAA